ATGAACGAAACGTCGCTTCAGGATGCCATCGTTGGCGTTCAGCGCTTCCGTGATGCTGCGGGCCTCCGCATCATGACGAAGCCTACGAAGCTCATCGTTCCAGCTGAACTGCAGTGGACAGCAACTCGCTTGCTCCAATCGCAGTTCCGCGTCGATACAGCGAACAACGATATTAATGCGATCTACAACAACTCTGCGGTTCCGCAGGGTCATCGCGTTAATATGTTCCTGACCGACACGAACGGCTGGTTCTTGCTCACCGACGCTCCTAACGGCTTCAAGCACTACGAGCGTGAAGCTCTCGAAACCGATGTCTACACGGACTTCGACACCGACAACCTCAAGGCGAAAGCCATTGAGCGTTATTCGTTCGGCTGCTCGAACTTCCGCGCAGGCTGGGGTTCACAGGGCGCTTCCTAATCGGATAAGGGGGGTGGCATCCGTCACCTCCCTAATTTTGGAGAAAATTTATGACTCACTTCTCTGATGGTGTCCGGGCAGGTAGGAACTTTGCTAATAACGGTACCGCTTCGGAACCGGGTGTGGCTATGTCGCCAATGTTTGTTTACGATGTGGTCCCTGTGGCCCTTTCGGCAACAGCAGTGGCTGCGGCTCAAGCAGTAGCCGGCGCTGGTAACCTTACCATAAACGGTGCTTCTGCGACTGGTGGTGTTGCTACTTTTGATGTGCCACGTACCATAACAATTGTTTCGACTAACGCTGGCGATACGTCTCAGACCGCAACTGTAACAGGTACGGATGTTTACGGGCTTGCAATGTCGGAATTAATTGCGTTCAACGGCACAACAGCTGTTACTGGTCAGAAAGCATTTAAGACTGTAACTCGTGTTGCGATCTCAGCTGCTCTTACTGGCAACGGTAGCGTTGGTTCGACGGATGTCTTTGGCTTTCCGTTTCGTGCAAACACCCGCAACTACGTCCTGACTGCTTGGAACGGCGCGTTCGTCACCACCGGCACTTTTGCTGCTGCTGACGCAACCGTTGCAACAACAACGACGAATGACGTTCGCGGTACCTACGCGGTTCCTGACGCTGCTGACGGCTCAAAGCGCCTAACCCTTTGGATGTATATCTTCGACGATGACACCCAAACCGGCCTTTATGGCGTAACACAAGTCTAATGATTGGGGCGGCCTTCGGGTCGCCCTAGTTACATGGAGATTGTAATGCGGGCGAAGAAGGACTTTCAGTTCAAGGCACAGCATAAGAACCCTAAGGGTGGCCTAAATGAGGCTGGCCGCAAGGCGTATAATGCAGCCACTGGAAGCAATCTAAAGCGTCCGCAGCCTGAGGGTGGTAAGCGCAGAGATAGTTACTGTGCGCGATCTGCTGGGCAAATGAAGATGTTTCCTGAGGCCGCCAAAGATCCGAAGTCTCGGCTCCGGCTGGCCCGTAAAGCGTGGGATTGTTAATATGCGCGGAAAAAAGAATTTCATTGCTGAGGCTATCAAGAAGCCCGGCGCACTTCGTAAAGCGCTTGGCGCTAAAGCTGGCAAGCCGATCCCAACAGGGAAGCTGGAGGCAGCCGCTAAGGCGCCCGGTAAAATGGGCCAGCGCGCTCGCTTCGCTATGACACTTAAAGGAATGAAATAATGGCTGATGCAGTAACTACTCAGACTCTTGTTAATAATCAGACAGCCGCTGTCATGCTGTTTACGAATATTTCGGATGGGACTGGCGAATCTCTGGTAACAAAAGTAAACGTAGCCAATCTTGCGGCTAATGCTCTTGGTCAGGCTTGCACTGGAGTGAGTGTCAAAAAGATTCACATTGCAACCCACGGCATGGGAGTACGTCTTTTCTGGGGCGCAACCTCTAATGTCATTTTCTTTGTCTCTTCACAAAACAGCCAGTACACATTTGACTTGTCAAGTTTTGGTGGCCTTGTTAATAATTCTACGACAGGGAAAACCGGAAATATTTTGCTTACGACATTTGACCATACTCTTGGCGATACTTACACCCTCATCCTTGAGATGGAAAAGTATTACAACTAATAGGAATTAATTATGATCCTTCGTCGTTACACAAACGCCAATGGTGACCAGCAGGAAATCTGCCTTTCTCAGGAAGACTGGGAAAAGGTAACTGAAGAGTCGCTCGAAATGCTACTTGGCTTTAAGAAAGCTCCTGCACCAAAGGCTGAGCCTGCTACTGAAGAAGCGCCTGTTGCTGAGAAAGCTACAGCTAAGAGCAAGAAGTAATGCGTGGGCGTAAAGAGTCGCGTGTAAATGAGGCTGGCAACTATACGAAGCCAGACCTACGCAAGCGCCTTTTTAACAGCATTAAAGCGCGTGCAACACAGGGAACTGGGGCTGGGCAATGGTCAGCGAGGAAGGCACAGCTTCTGGCCAAGTCCTACAAAGCCAAAGGTGGCGGATATGCCGATTAGAAAGCCTCAGCAGTCCCTGAAGGACTGGACTGATCAGAAGTGGACTACCAAGTCTGGTAAGCCGTCCAGCAAAACTGGTGAGCGCTATCTTCCTAAGGATGCTATAAAATCGCTGACTTCAGCTGAATATGCTGCTACAACCAAAGCCAAGCGTGAAGGTAAAAAGGCTGGAAAGCAGTTTGTAGCCCAGCCTAAATCCATCGCTAAGAAAACGGCAGGATTCAGATGACCACAAGCGGCACATATACGTTTGGTGACACCGAACAGATTGATATTATCACTGAGGCGTATGAGCGCGTCGGGCGTAATCCCGCATCTCTGGCATCGAATGACATCGATAGTGCACGCCGCTCCATAAATTACATGTTTTCGGACTGGGCGAACAATGGGCCTAACCTGTGGGCTGTGGATCTCCAGAGTATCGTTCTAACGCCCGGTACGCTTTATTATGATCTACAGCCGCGTACTGTGTCGATCCTTCAGGTCTATACCCGCACAACATCTGGGGGCATTAACACCGACCTTATGATGTCCCCGATCAGTCGGGCCGAATATGACGCCCTACCTAACAAGGCACAGGCAGGGGATCGTCCGTTCCAGTATTATTTTGAGCGTACAATAACGCCGCGACTGTATATCTGGCAGGTTCCGCAGGCTGCTGGTGTCACGCTATTCTATCACCGCATGAAAATCCAAGAGGACGCGGGTGATTTTACCGACAGCATGGATGCTCCAAACCGCTGGATGGAAGCTATCGCTGCCGGACTTGCTGCTAAGCTCGCGGTAAAGTTTGCGCCTGACCGTCTTGATTTTCTTCAGACATTGGCTGATGGAGCATATACACGCGCCGCAGCCGAAGATCGCGAAAAGGTTCCTCTACGTATCACTATTAATCCCGGAGGCTACTAATGCAGTACGCATACGGACAAGGTCGTAAACAAAGAACTCAACCGACTTTCGACGCCAAGTCACCGCGCGGTCTTGCGATCTGCGATGGCTGTGGCTTCATGGTTCAACACACAGAGCTGCGTCAGAAGAAAGACTATCGTGGCGGATCTGTGCCGGTTAGCTTGAGCCTTCAAGTTTGCGCTTCTTGTGATGACGTACCTCAGCCATATTTCGGTCGCTTACTTCTACGAGCAGATCCCATACCACTGAAAAATCCTCGTCCAGATTCGCAGGATGCGCAGACGGATGCTCAAGAAGTTACAGCAAACGCACTCTCTGTCTCCCTTAACATATTATACGGACTGGCATAATGGCTAACCTAAAAATTACAGACCTTACAGCAGCCTCTACCCCGCTTGCAGGGACTGAGCTTTTTGAAGTTGTTCAGGCTAGTAACAGCCGCAAGGTGGCCGCTTCTGACATCGCGGCGACTGCGACTAATGTTCGCACGGTTGCAACTGGTGGCACGGGCGCGGCAACGTTGACAGGCTACGTCAAAGGCAATGGCACTTCGGCGATGACGGCAGCTGCGACAGTACCTGTGGGGGACATCTCTGGGACACTTCCTGTTGCAAACGGTGGTACCGGTGCTGCAACGTTGACAGGCTACGTTAAGGGTGCTGGCACGACAGCAATGACGGCAGCTGCTACGATCCCTTATGCCGATCTTGCGGGGCGTGCCTTTGCTCAGCCATTAAGTACTGCTGACCAGTCTGGGAACGTCAGTGCCGCTACTGCTGTGACATTTAACACTGATTTAACAGGCACTGGAATTAGTGTAGTTGCTAGTACTCAGATTACGTTTACTGCTGCTGGCACGTACATGCTCGCTCCGTCTATCCAGCTTGTAAACTCTGCCGCCGCTGACCACGATGCGACTATCTGGTTCCGCAAAAATGGAACTAATATCGCTAACTCAGCCACAATCATCACAGTTCCAAAGACGGGGGATGGCGGCTCTGCCGTGTTTAGCTTGTCGTTTTTTGATACTGTAACAGCAGGGCAATACATTGAAATTATGTGGCTTCCTGAAAACATCGCTGTAACTGTTGAAGCCATAGCAGCCGGTGCCATCGCCCCAGCAATCCCATCAATCATCTGCCCTGTGACGCGGATCGCGTAATGATCGAGCAGCTCATAAGCCGCGTATTCTACGCCCGCAATCTCGCTCACTTTGCCCACTGGCGTGCCAAGGGCGATGGCAGCTTTGCCAAACACATGGCGCTGGGCGAGTTCTATGATGGCGTGATCGATACTATTGATCCGCTGGTAGAGGCTTATCAGGGTGCGTATGAGCTGATTGGAGCCATTCCCGTTCCCGGTGAAATGGAAAAAGATATTCTAAAGTGTCTTGAATCCGACGCCGAATGGATAGAGAAGAATCATGAAAAGATCTGCAAGGGCAACCGCGCAGTCGGAAATCTGATTGACA